GTTTTAGATTCTGTATGCTTGATGCCTCTGTAAACGAGTTCAGAGACTTGCTTCTGACAGGTCTTGCTGTCTTTGGTATCGTACTTAATACCACGGTAGGTAACTTGTGCCATGAGTTTACTCCTAAAGTAATTGGATTTTTAGGCCCGTTCCTTTAGTCGTTTGCGTCCCAACACTCCTGTTTTGAATTGATCTTAATGACCTCAACCAACTCTGACTTATCAGGTACTCTAGACTTATTGATATTATCAATAATGTCTCTAGCATCCTCACAACTGAGAGCAGTAGCTAATAAAATAGGAATCATGAGATGAACGATCCGTTCCGCGACTTACTTGCGTCCCTAATGGGATGAACGATTGTGTTAATACTAACACAGTTATATTATATAGTCAAGTATAATTGTAATTTATGATACAGTTTTATAATATCTTAAGTATCGAAGATATACCACCCTGTAACAATGTATTTTTTCTGTGTCTTACTAACAATACCCCTATGTGGATGAGTAAAATAGGCAGGCCAGATCAAAATATCTCCACGTCTAGGTTGAAATTTTCTATTTTGTGTAAGGAATTCTGTATATCCACCTTCTCTTACGTCATTCAAATATATCATCCATGCTAGTAGTCTTCGATCCGCATTCTTATTATCTGGATCTGGTCCAGCATTTTCACAATGTGTTACAAAATATCCTTCATTCGGTTTATATCTCTGTATTTTAAATCCGGGATCGATACTCCATAATTCAACTCTGTCTACGTATGGATATTCTTTTTTATATTCTTCTACACATTTACCCAAATAATCTTTAATCCAAGAGAATTTATCATAAAAATTTAAACCCAGTTCAGTATCAATCTTTTTCTCCGGGTTCACTCCACCATCCACAAAACCTTCAAAGTGTAACTCTTCATGTGATTCAAAATAATTAATAATTTGATCACAATCCTCTTGAGAGAGCACACCTTTCTTGTGTAAGATATGATCTTTCTTCTTAAACATTAATTATTTTTCTATCTTATAAGGACACAGTAGGGACTCTACCAATGCTTTAGCAGATGGATTAGCATCACACAATTTTGTCATCCAAATTCTTTCTTCTAAAGTCACCTCTATTCCATCAGTAGTCATCATCCTACAACAAATATCAGTGAGCTCTAATCTATACTTAGTGCTTAACATCTGTACCTCCTAAAGAGTTACCATGCTTATCAACTAAACCAAGTTTCTTTATATGATTAAGATTAGATCTCTGTCTTTTCTTAATCTTTTTATATTCTTTAATAAGTTTATCCACTTCAGCAGTAGGTATATTAACCTTTAATTGTTTATCATCATCTTGACCAGAAAAACCAATAGATTTATCTATCTGTTCTTTATCATCAAGATACTCATTAATATCCTCCTGTATGTAATCCTGAATCAAAGCATTTATTTGAGATCTAATTTTGTCGTCAATGGGTCCTGACATTATCCCTTTCTCCTCTTTTTCTTAGGTGGTTCTTTATACCCCCACGTAGAAGGATTCACTGTGCCTTTACCATACTCAATCCTTTTAAGGTTTCCTTTATACTGGTCATAATACATATCAAAAACATTTGATTGTTTAGCAGACCTCGTTACATCTAATAACTCATTTCCATCTACATTATACCAAACCTGATAAGCATCTGTAGGAAAAGTTTTATCATCTGCTTTTTCAAGAGTGGTATTTTTTAATAATATTTCACAAGAATAATCAGAAGGATTAAATTTATCTTCCTCTTTCTTTTCTTCTGCTTTCTTCTTCTCAGTTTTAACCTCAGTGGTCATGAACGACCTCCCCATATGATGTCAGGATAAGCAGTTTCTACTACCTCACGGGTAATCTTATACTTAGTATTAAGTTGACCATCTTTTATAAGACATAGAATCTCTGCTTCCTTCGGATGAAGTCCTTCAAGAGTCTGAATAAACATAGATTCTCTACGAAGAGAAGAGAGTTGATCGTTACCACCCTTCACAAAATGAAAGAGTTGCTTATACTCTCTACGCAATGAAGTATGATCTGTTCCTACAGGAACTTCATTAGCATTATAAGGAACTTCACCTTCTGGAAGTAAAGAAATAACACTAGGATCAAAGTTCCAAATAAAAATACTCTTTAGTGCAGGAGTTTCATATTCTTTAAGAAGTTCCACCTTCTTTGCTTTAGTTCTAGCATCATTCACCAACTCCAAAATCTCATGCATGAATGGATTTGGTGGTAACTTCACCTGTGCTTTAGGAGTTCTTGGCTTCCTAGTCGTCGTCTTCTTCTTCGTCGTTGTCATAATTGTTTTCAAATCGAACTGCTACAATTTCATCAGGAACTACGTTACCATGTTCATCAAACATCTCTGGATGTGTGTAAGTAGTAACGTAAGTTGTTTCGTAGGAATGTTGTCTTGCTAACCATCCTATCATACCTCCTACCAATAATGCAAGGAATGAAACTACTGTTGTCAAAGTTAATGTTACTATAGTCGTTTCCATGGTGCTTCTCCAGAGTGTTATGTTTTTCTAATGTCCAGGTAAACATTAAAGTGAAAAACAATCTCTCTGTTCCAAAGGGAGATAAGTTTTCCAAACTTTACCTGAAAGGTTTTGGGCTTGGTTGGCTTCCTCCTGTTGCGTAACAATAATTCCACCCCTCTGTTTATCTCCAGAGGTTTGTCTTTATTTAGAATCCTTTTTTTTCCTTCCGGGTTTTCTGTCATTACTATACCTCACTGCATCTTCAAGGATGCCTCCTAAGTAGTTCATTATTTTTCTTGCTTGAGGTTTAGGAATATGATGATACGCCTCACGCAATTGCTGATGATTACTATCTCTTCCTCCTTTAATATATTCTTTGAGTTCTAATACTTCATCAGAAAGTTCCTTAGCAGTAGAACTATTAAGAAAAGCATCAACCTCTGCCTTAGTGGTCTTACGATACTTTAAAAACTCATAGAATTTCAATTGCATTTTTCCTTCAAATGCATACTCTATGGCATGTTCTATCATATCATATACATTTTCAAAGTCGTCTCTCATTAGACTAAACTATTTTCCTTAAGGTATTTGACGGTATCACTACATCCACCCAGATTAGTACCATTTAAAACTACCTGCGGAAAAGTAGCTCCTTGACCAAACTGTCCATAAAAACTGGGTTTATCAAAGTGATCACCAAGTTTATATATTACGTGGTTAAGTTTCGCTAACTGCAATACCTGAGTAACCTTAGTACAATAAGGACAACCATCTTTAGAATAAACGGTGAAATTCATATGATTTTCTTTCATTGTAGTTGAAAATTTTTATTTAGTTAGACATCATATTTTGACAGGAAATCACAATAAGTGTCAATATCCGCTGGAGTTGATGTTCCATTATTAATATGATGAATACTCCGCGTTATTAAATTACCAAACCTAATCACAGAAGGACCACTATCAACATTTAAAGATTGACTATCCTCAATGGTTCCAGGGTATCCATCTGTGCGAAAAGTAATACCACCTTCAGTCATCATCTACCCTCTCTAGATCTATTTCTAATAGTAATATGATTACCTTCTATTGTAAACTCTAAGAGATCTCTGTGATCCCAATCCAATTCCTCATAAAGAGTATCAAGTTTTTTCATATCATCCCAGAGATCAGTGGGAGTTGGTTCTCCCCAAAAAGGATTATCGTCTGGATCACTCATACAAACCGCCGTAAGTTCTGTAGTATATATTTGTATGCCTTTACTATGTCACCTTCGTCCTTTCGGAACAAGTCTTTATCGAATCGTTCATGCGTATCTTTTTTCCAGAGTCGCATGTTGTCAGGTGATAGTTCATCAGCCAGGAATAAATCGCCGTGAGCATCGTGTCCAAACTCCAATTTAAAGTCTACAAGATCAATACCCATGAGGGTAAACAAGGATTGTAACTGATAATTAATAGCCAATGCCTGTGCCTTCATAGGTTGAGGATCAATACCCATTAATCTTACACGATCATATGTAAGTAATGGATCATCCTTCGCATCGTCCTTTAAGAAATACTCAACAATAGGAGGTTGAATTAATGTCCCCTCAGTAATGCTAGTATTCTTAACAATAGAACCTGCTGCTATGTTCCTAACAATAACTTCTACAGGAACGATTGTCAACTTCTTACAGAGTAGTGTGTCAAGAGATGGACAATCAATATAATGGGATCTAATTCCAAAT